GAACGACCAGTGGATTCTGGAAATAGGGGAATCTAAAATAATAGCTCTACCCTTAGGGGATGGATCAAAACTCCGGGGGTTTAGATTTCATCGAATTATTATAGACGAGTTCTTGTTGATGCCTGAAAATATTTACAATGAAGTTGTACTGCCCTTTCTTAGTGTAGTGCAAAACCCTACGGAGAGAGAGAAGCTGCGGCGCTTGGAAGACCAATTAATAGCTAAAGGTAAAATGGATGAAAAGGATAGGCATCAATGGCCCAGTAATAAATTGATTGCCCTATCCTCTGCCAGTTATAAGTTTGAGTATTTATACAAGGTATATGAAACGTTTGAGAACCTCATCCTGGAAGGCTCAGGAAGAGGGTCTAAGGATACAGCGAAGAGAGTAATAATGCATTTGAGTTATGATGTAGCTCCTGAAGCTCTTTACGACCAAAATCTAATCAATCAGTCGAAGCAGACAATGAGTCAGTCGCAATTTGACCGAGAGTTTAATGCTATCTTTACCGATGATAGCTCTGGATTTTTCAAGACTTCTACTATGGTTGGCTGCACTATTCCAGACGGGGAAAGGCCATGCATGGAGGTCGCAGGGGATCGGGACTCCAAGTATCTTCTGGCATTTGACCCTAGCTGGGCGGAAAGCGAAAGTTCTGATGATTTTGCTATACAGGTGTTTAAGCTTAATGATAATACTCAGACTGGGACCTTAGTCCATGGTTATGCAGTGCCGGGTTTAAAAATGAATGATCATATTAATTATTTTGATTATTTATTGGCTCATTTCAATATAGTAGCTATAGTAGGAGATTATGGAGGAGGAGTTCAGTTTCTTCAAGCTGCTAACGCCAGTGAGATATTCAATAAAGCGGGGATAAGCATTCGAGAGATAATAGCTGATTTTGATAACGTAGAAAATTACCAAGCAGTACTGATGGACGCTAAGCAACAATACGACCTATCCAGCAAAAGGATTTGCGTTTTACGAAAAGCTAATTCTAGTTGGATCCGGAAGTCGAATGAACTATTGCAGGCCAACTTTGATCACAAAAGGATTTGGTTTGGCACTCGCCCCCTAGACAAGGACTACCACTTACAGATTGCAAAAAAAATACCTATAGACGACCTCATATTTATACCCAATCAAAAGGAGCACTTAAAGAGCACCGGGTCAGCAAAGATGATAGATTTCGTAGATCACCAACACGACATGGTAAACTATACAAAGAACCAGTGCGCTTTAATACAAGTAACCTCTTCGCCTCAAGGCACTCAAACCTTTGGTCTCCCCCATAACCTCAGGAGGCAGACAGGCCCGGGAAAGGCTAGAAAGGACTCGTATTCTGCTTTGGTTTTAGGCAATTGGATGATAAAGACTTATTATGACATGATGAATGTCAAAGCTGTAGACAACGTGAATACGACCTTCACTCCAATGATGGTATAGGTATAAGTCCAGAAAGTTAACTTTTAACTTTTCTATAGACTTTGGGAGAAGTTTGTGTACTATCATATATGCCAAGACGATACACAAAGAAATCAGACTACTGGGACAGGTTTGCAACTAACGATGAGACCAAAGGGAACCTGGAAGACCTACTAAGGGAAACAAGAAGCTTAGACGGGGAGGCAGTCGCCCCTGTCTCTAGCGGCGAGCCTTACTACGCTAAAGCCTCTTACTCTAGAAATGTAGGCCAGACATCAGAAAACGCAGGCACCACGTCTCGTGTTAACCGTATTACGAGCGCCCCAAAGCCTAACAAATATGCCAATATTGCAGCGGCCGGACTGCCGTATTCCTATAAGGATAGCTATGTAACCCCTAGAGAGTCAATACTTTTATGTCAAAAGGCATATGCTAACATTGCTATATTTCGGAACGCTATAGACATAATGGCAGAGTTTTCAAACTCCGACCTTTACTTGGATGGAGGGTCAGAGAAGTCCAGGTCTTTTGTCGAAAAGTGGATGGAAAAGATTCAAATCTGGAAAGTCAAGGATCAGTACTTCAGGGAATACTATAGATCAGGTAATGTATTCATGTATAAACTTGACGGAAAGTTTTCTTCCGAAGACTTCATTAAACTCAACCAGATATATGGGGCTGAGGGCGAAAGCTCTCCATTAAGGAAGATCCCTATCCGCTACATCTTTCTAAACCCTTACGACTTTGTGGCTGATAGAGCGTTAACTTTTAACGCTAAGTATGGCGTATATAAGAAGATCCTCAGCGAGTACGACATTGAAAGGCTAAAGGATCCCCAGACTGAATATGATAAAGAAGTATTTAATGCTCTACCCGAGGAAGCTAAGGAGAAGATAAGGAAAAACGAATTCATGATGAACGGGGTTATGATATCGCTAGATCCTTATAGATTAATTTTTTCTTTTTATAAAAAACAAGATTATGAGCCTTTTGCTATTCCTTTCGGGTTCCCTGTTCTTGATGATATAAATTGGAAGATTGAATTAAAGAAAGTCGACCAAGCTATAACTCGTACAATTGAGAATGTAATCCTTTTAGTGACAATGGGAAATACCCCCGACAAGGGAGGCATTAACCCTAATAACCTCAAGGCAATGCAAACCCTTTTCCAGAACGAGAGTATTGGGCGCGCCTTAATCGCAGATTATACAACTAAGGCTGAATTTATCATACCAGACTTAAATAGAGTACTAGGGGCTGCTAAATACCAAATAGTAAATGAAGACATAAAAGAGGGCCTGCAGAATATAATAGTCGGAAAGGAAAATTATTCGAGCACTCAAGTAAAAGCTCAGATTTTTCTAGAGAGGCTGAAGGAAGCCAGGAGTACATTTTTAAATGACTTCATGCAGCCGCAGATTAAAGAGGTGTGTAAAGCCATGGGGTTCCGAAACTATCCTACGGCTAAATTTGTGGAAATAGACATTAAAGACGAAGTACAGCTCCAGAGAGTAGCGACTCGCCTTATAGAGATGGGGATAATAACTCCAGAGCAAGGAATGATAGCCCTAAAGCAAGGAGTCTATCCGGACCCCCATCAGCTTCCAGCGGCTCAAGAGAAGTTTGTCAAGGAAAGAGAGAAAGGCTACTATACCCCACTTAGCGTGGCTCAGCCCATAATGGATGAGGAAGCTCCTGCGGCCCCTCCGCCTAAGCGTACCCCAGGGAACTCTAATGGGCGCCCAGCTGGATCCAACACGAAAACAGACAAATTGATAGCGGCGGAAGATCCTCACAGCCGAAAGGGGATACAGGGGGTTATCTATAAGGTAGAGTCCCTAATGGCATATGCTCAGGCCGCGCTTAAGAAGCAATACAAAAGGAAAAGGCTGTCAAAGGAGCATAAGCAAATGCTGGAGTCATTATCCGAAAGCGTTGTAATGTCTAGGGAGATTGATGAATGGGAATCTACAACAGAGGCCTGCATTAAAGACTTCAATAACATAGAAAGCTTAGAGGTTATGCCTGAAGTACTGGAGATTTCCGAGAAGCATGAGGTGGTCGCTTATCCCGCTGCGATACTTTATCACAGCAAAAAAATAAAACTATAAAAGATATAATTGGTGTAATGAATATATTATGGCGTTACCTTTTAAATACATTTGTAATTTTTCTGAATACTTAACTGCATCTACAGATAATACAGAAGAAGCGCTATCAACAGCCTCTTTGGATTCTTTAAGGGATATAATTCCAGAAGATATTGATTTCGAGAAGAATATAGACTTAGTTGGAGTTGCCTTCAATGGGGCGCTCGCCAATCGGTTTAATAAGAATGGGGATGGAATTGATAGCGAGACAGCGATTGCAATCAAGGATTACTTTATACATAAACCTACAAACATCGAACATCAGCGCAAAAAAGTGGTTGGACATATAGTGGGATCCTCCCTATCTAGCTTTGGAAGTAATGAATTAATAAGCGACGAAGAGGCATTGGCGACTAACGAGCCTTTCAATATAGCACTATCTGCGGTAATATATAAAACAGTAAACCCCCAGTTCGCTGAACTAGCACAGCAATCAGTAGATGAATCAAGCGAATTCTACCATAAGGTATCGGCTAGCTGGGAAATAGGGTTCAATGATTATGATATAGTGCTAGGCAGTAAAGACCTCAAGGACGGGGAAGTAGTCCGTTCCCCAGGGCACAAAGAAGAGTTTAAGCATTTCCTGAAAGCGTACGGAGGCAGTGGGCGAACAGAAGACGGAGTAGAGGTTCATCGCTTAATCATTGGAAACATATACCCGCTAGGCATAGGCTTCACCGCTAATCCAGCAGCTGATGTTAAAGGCATCACGGTAGACAAGGGCAGCTCCACGAGGTTCCGGCTCAAATCAGGCGATGACGCTTCCTTTGAAGAAATAGAAATTAAAAATAACATTTTTGAAGAAAAAACTTCCCATTGCGGAAAAGGCGATGTAATTTTAGACAAGAACTTAAAACCAAAAAAGACTATGGAAAACGAAATTCTAAAACAAGTTACTGAAACCCTTGAGGCTCAAGCTTCCTCAAAAAAGTTATCCGAAGAGGCTATCGCTAATATTACTAAGGTTTTTCACGACGCCATCATTCAAAAAAATGAGCAATGGCAAAACGACAAAGAGTCCATGGTGAAGGAGAGGGAAGACTTGGTAAAGGCTTCGGAGGCAGCTACCCAAGAGCTTGACTCTCTTAAATCCGAAATTGCTAGCACCTCGGAAGAGGTAGCGAGACTTCAAGGCGAAATATCCGCCAGAGAAATCGCAGATAAATTTAACGACAGGATGAGCGAGCTAGACGATAAGTTCGAACTCGAAGACGAAGATAGAGTTGTTCTAGCCTCAGATTTACGCAGCCTTGAGTCTACTGACGAAGCTTATGCGGAGTACAAGGAAAAGATCGCCGTTATGTGGAGCCACAAGACGAAAGCATTTAAAGAAGAGCAAGAAAAAGCTCTAGAAGAGAAGGTGGAAGAACAAGTGCAGCGGAGACTAGCTGAACTTTCCAACTCAGAAGCAGCCAAAGGAACGGCCAAAGAAACAGCCGAAGAGGCTGCGGAAAAGGCTATAGAAAATGCTAAAGCCGAAGAGGAGACAATTGCAAACAATAATGGCTCTTCAACGGAAGACGCCCTTTCGCTTCGTGAAAAATTCAAAAAAGCGTTTTCCAAAGACGGCGTAACAATTCAATACTAATATAGAAGGAAAAATACAATGGCTATTCGATTACTACCATTCAGACAGTACAACGAGACTGACGTCATCAATCTTTATAAGGTTGATCCCACTGGAACCAACAGCATGGCTACGCCGTTCGTTAACGGCGGAAACGATGCCGGCGTTCTGGTTAAAGTCGTTCTTGCTAACTTCGACGACGACCCAGTAGGCTATGTCACTGACTCTTACTTGGGTAAGACCGACTACCCCTTTATTGGCCGAGACCAATACCCAACAGTTCCGTTGACAGTCAATGAGGCTGCATCCGGGGACGCTGGAGTACTCGGGGTAACGCTTCGACAAACCCTTACATATGACGAGAACGGCGAGAAGTTGCTGTACTACCCGCAGAAAGCAATCGAGATGCAGGCTGTCCTTACAGGTCAGGCCGTACCGGTTCTAACTAAGGGAGTGATTACTCTTGATGGCGACACCGCATTTACAACTCAACCTACGGCCATCGGGAATTATGTTTTCCCAAGTTCAACTGAAGGCGGAAAGTTCGAAGCTCAGAGTTATGCCGGTAGATCGGCCCACGTTTCCGGCTCAGTGTACGCTGACTCACCAGTCATGAATATTGGAACTGTTATCGCTTCTGGCAACCGAGTTAATCGCGGCGTATCTCCAGATTACTTTGCTGGAAATTCCGTAGGGACTGGCACTGCCAGTGCCAGCGGTAATTATTTCGTAATCCGACTTGACGTCTAATCCAAATTTAAATCAATCGAGAGGCATATTAAAAATGAAAATCACACTTAAAAGAACTGACGAACAGGTCGAACTTGTAAAAGCCATGGCCTCTCGTAACCGAGAAGTCGCCTACGAGGCCCAAATGGCTCTGGCTGAGTTCATCGGGCCTGTTTTGGCAGAAGTAATCAATCAGGCTCCCACGCTGAGCAATCTGTTTACCAACTTCCAATTCAATGAAATGGATAGCCCCAGCATCCCGCTGGACCTTTACTACGACGTCACGGCTCCCGATTATGTCAAGGTTTATAGTATTTCGGTACCTGGAGGACTTCCTACTAATACGGTA